TAGATCCTTTACCAATTATATACTTACTACTAGAAGGACAACTTGGTCTATCCTCACAAGAACTAAAAGCATCTGCTTTTTTTAAAATATCCATACCACCACCCAATACACCTTTAATATCAAACTTAAATCCTACAGGCCCTAAAATATTAGAAATAGGTCCAAGTAAAGGTGTAATTTGATTATCAAGATCATTCATAATAGTATTATTAATAGCACCCATCAGTTCTTGTGTAGCACATGAAGGAACATTAGTTGTATTTTTAACTGCTGCAGTTAATAAATCGGTTAGACTATCAACCATTCCATCTTGAATTTTAGATCCGACACAAAATACTTTATCAAGCATTCCCATCACCTTAGGAGCAAGACTAAGTTGATTAGCAACGACAGTTTTAATTGCTGCTGGCATTGGATAAGAGGGATTTACTTTAGCAAATTCCATTGCCTTAAATGCAGCCATTCCATCACCAATAGATTTTGATAACTTATCATTTAATGATCCAGTTGCTTTATTAACAAATACATTCATAGAACGACTCATTACCTTTGCACTATTTCTAATTTCACTTGTCATATCTAAGTTTAACCCAGATGCTAAACTACTGAAATTACCAACACTTACATTACTAAGTGCACCACTAAGTTCTCCAGTAGCAGCATCAAGTGCACCACTAAGTTCTCCAGTAGCAGCATCAAGTGCACCACTAAGTTCTCCAGTAGCAGCACTAAGTGCACCACTAAGTTGGGCCGTGGGTATCGTCGGTATCTGAAACGCAGGTCCTTGAATCTTATTAAATAAATTAGTCATATGTGCTTCCATCTTATCAAAGGTAGTATCTCTACATGGATTAGGTGGAATAATTATTTTTCCAGTCGTATTAGAATCTGATTTATTACACTCTTCTGCTGCTCTTATAAAAGCCTTTCTTTTTTCCTGCTCTTCTTCAGAAAGTTCATCTAAGGGTTTAGGGTTTACACCTTTTAATTCTTCAGGATATTTGTCCTTATATTCTTTGATTACATTTTGTAATTTTTCATCACGAGGATTTGCCTCTATTAAATCTTTTACTGCCTCACTAGTTTCTGCATCCATTTCTACAGGTGCAGTTGTTTTCTCTACCTCAACTACCCTGTCTAATTCTTCTGTTGGTACTTCTTCGGGTGTGTTAATTTGTTCTTTAAAACTTTGAGGATTATTTGCAACTTTATCTTCAAGGGCTTCCCTAATAACATTATTGAGTTCTGACGCTTCATTCTCAGCCTTCATTTGTGCCATGAGGGCCTTACCATCAACCTTCTTTGACGCATATACTTTTGTATCTCCTTCAGTCCTCGAAGGCCAATCTTCAACAACCTCTATATTATCAAGGATCTCTTGTGATGATACAACAGGAATGTTTTTATCTTGAGATTGATTTACAACCGAATTAACAACAGGTGTTTCATCTCTTAATACAGTGGTATCAGATGTACCAGATCTTGCAATATTTAAATCAGTTTGCAGATTATTAATCTTTTGGTAATTAAAGTAATTTTGACGATCTCTGTCATCCAAGGCAGCCCATTCCTGATTAGTCAATCCACCTTGTGGTTTATCAGGATCGATTCCTTTCTTCCTTAATTGTCTTTCTCGTATTGATGACATAATAATATCCTCCTAGTTAATATTTATTGACCATATTTTGCAACTTTTTCTGCATTAGTTAGATTAACAAACGTATTATATTCCTCAAAAGAAACTACTTTACCATTAATATATGGAGTCCCAGTCTTCATATCAAACGAAGCAGATACATTTCTTTGTCTTGTGATTGAGTCTTTTTTAATCACAGTTCCTATTTCTGGTATAGGTCTTGGTTTAGGACTTGGTGTTGGTTCAGGTGTTGGTGTTGGTTCAGGTGTTGGTTCAGGTCTTGGTTTAGGACTTGGTGTTGATGTAGTATTAGATGTAGTATTAGATGTAGTATTAAACCTACCTTGCATCTCTGCCTTCTTCATTTCCCTACTAAGCAAATTACGATCTCTGGAACTCAAGTTATTATATTCCTGAGTAGTCAATCCACCTTGTAGTTTAGTAACATCGATTCCTTTATTATTTAAGTATTTTTCTGACACACTTACTTTTCGTGTTGGTTTAGGACTTGGTGTTGGTTCAGAAGTTCCACCTCTATCTAATTTTGGTGCAGTTCGTTCACCAGGATCCCCAGTTACTCTATCTAATTTTGGTGCCGTTCTTTCACTCCCAACAGTATCGGTAGGAGTACTATCAGTACTAGTTGGTACATTAACCATTTCATTAACATTACTACTTATTGGACCTAGTATACCTGTACCAGTCTTTGCTTTTTTTATAGCAAGATTCTCATTTAATCTTTCTGAAAGATCTGGGGCTACACTACTAAGTTTATCACTAAGTTGGTCAGTAGCACCACTAAGTTTTTCAGTCACACCACCAAGTGAACCACTAAGTTGGTCAGTAGCATCACTAAGTTGCTCAGTAGCACCATCAAGTGCACCACTAAGTTGCTCAGTAGCACCATCAAGTGCACCACTAAGTTCATCACCAAGTTGATCACTAACTCCACTAAGTTTTTCACCTAAAGAATTTAATGCTTCTGGTTTAGGAATAGCACCTAAAGTTGGAATATCAGGCAACCCACTTTTTAATAATCCTTCAATATTAGGTTTATTTTTAGTTTTTGGAGATGTAGTAGCTTTAGGACTACAAGGACCATGAGCTTCAGAACTTTCTTGTCTATCAAATAAACCAGCAGCGTGAGTTGATCCAACAAATCCACTTTTAGCTTCGAATCTACCTTTTCCATATTTAATACCTTTAGTTCTTCCTAAAATATTCATAATGACAGGATTTTGTCTTCTATCACCGTCTAAGAATTTTCCCATAACAACATCTCCTCCTGATATTGCAGGAGGTTTTTGTCTATTTCCAGCACCACTTCCATCAGAAACCCCAAGAGCAACAATGGCAAAAACAATATCTTCATCTTTTATTGAGTCATCAGAAGGATGATTCCCCATGATTGCAACTCTATACCTCCAACCAAATCCAGCATCACCATTAATTTGATTTTTTTGAGACTTATATGGTAAAACCATACCAATCCATTCATTGGTACTCAATCCATAAAAGTCTAGATCAGATGTATTAGCCATTATTCTCTACCACCTCCCCCTTTTATCAAGATTAGTCAATCCACCTGTCATAAAATCAACAGCTCCAGTAACACCTCTCATAAAACCTTGTGGTTTTTCCCCAGATGTATTTTTGGAAAAATGTAACCCATAAGAATCACGAATTAACGTCAATGAAGTAACCGACTTCTCTGCCTCAAAATAATGACAAAGAGATTGAATTATATAATGACCACTTGCTTTTTGATCAGGACCTTGCTCCTTCTTCTCAGTTATATCCTCAATCTCAATACGTATAACATCTCCTGCTTCCAAATCAGTATTGCAAGGAATTGTTATAGAATGAGATTGAGAAAATAATAGATTATATCTGGTAGTTGCAGCAGCATAATAGAGTTCTGGACTATTATTTGGATCAATATTTTCTTTCTCACCACCAATATTTAACACAGCAGTCTGAACTCTATGAAATTTCTTACCTTCCTTAAAATTTTCATCTAGAATACTTGGAATATCTGGTGTCTTACCTAAAGTGGAAAATTTAGGATTTTTAAATAATTTTGGTTCTGCTACTGTAATATCAATTTCAGTAAACGCATATGTTTGAGGATTAAAAAAGATAGTCTTATTCGCATACACACCAGATCTAATCTGTTTTGTAAGATTTTGATCTTTTTTTACAGTTAATGAATTTATTTTATAATCATTCTTATCATCCCTTGTTTGTTGTGAGGCCTGAACCTTACCATCATAGAAGTATGTTTTCTCATATGGTTTAGCATTAATAATACTATCTGCAGAAACATAATTAAAACCACTCTTAGTCTCAAATGCAAAATAACCAGGATTTGCCGTATTTTTAGGTATAGTCTGCTTTGCCAACATAGCAATCAAATCAAAAGGTCTCTTCGTCATTCCAGAAAATGAATAAGAATTACTAGAGTCATCAACATTAATGTTACTATCATCAAGTCCTAAATTGGATTTAAGAATATTCTTTACAGATGTTGAAATTTTTCCTCTATAACATGCTGTAACTCTTTCTGTATTATTCACCCACCCAAGTTTTGATACCAATCTCAATTGAATAATTTCTGAATTAGATTTTTTATCTATTACCTGAACCTCATTGACATATAATCTCTTATAGGCATCCTTTTTAGATGAAAAATCTAGACCCTTTCCTATGGTATCCTTAATTTTAAAGAAAACTTCACAACCAACCTCAAGAGGAAGAGAAGTATGTAAAGAACCCGTTCTTTCTTGAGTATCTTCTTGAGATGTAGCAGCAGCAGATGTTGATACAATAGTTACTATACCAGTTACAAAAGGTGATAATATATTTTCATAATAATAAATGTTTCCGACTCTAAATTGTGCCGCATATATATCCACTTCATTTTTACCATCGGCAGATCTTATCTTAAAGACCTCATATATTGATCCTTGTACTGACATTAGGGTAACCTCTGATTTTCTGAATTATTTGATGAGGCAAATGGGTCAGGAGTTTCTAATATCTGACCAGAAGATCCTGTACCATTACCTGTAGACTTAGAAACTTCTATAGGAACAATAACAGTATTGACATTTTTCTTTTTACCATTACCCTTTAAATCCTGAGAAACCTTTTTAATTTTACTTATTGCAGTACTAGCAGATTGTAAAGGGAGTTTCCTCTTCTTCTCTTCATCACCCTCACCCTTCTTCTCACCGTTTACAAGACCTTTAGGACTTACTCCTGAAAGAGGTGAAGATGATGTGGGAGAACTATCAGATCCTCCTTCATCTTTAGGTTCAAGATCTGGAGTCTCAGTTTCTGGACTAGAAATTTCTGCTGTATCATTATCAGGTTCCTCTAAATCAACATTCTCTTCTTCTGTTTCATTTATAACTATTTCCTCACCATCCGCATTTACTGCACTAAATTCTTGCTCTTCACCACCAACCTTCTTTTTAGTTTTATCATCCTTATTAATACCAAAGACTTTAAGTAGTGGTTTTAAAAACCAAAAAACAAGTCCAAAGGCTTTTTTAAGTGCTCCCCAAGCAAACGATAAAATTGGTTTTGCAATATCCCAAGCACTCTTTAAAGATTTTATGATTGTTGGCAATTTAGTCACAACCCATCCCATCGCAAGAGTTCCAAAAAAATTCATTATCCTACTTCCAATAGGCATAACCATACCCTTTACATTTCCAAGTATAGATCTCATAGGGCCTTTACCCTTAGATTCGACTTTTTTTTCAGCAAATGATCTTTCATTTTGTAATGATTGACGACGCTGTAAGACTGCCTTTCTAAGTTTTAATCTATTCACAGTAGAAGTACGTTCGACTAAAACACTTCGAATATTTACAGCAGTAATCTTTAATTGTTTAGTTTGTGATATGCCCATTAATCAGTTATCCCCACCTGCTCTTTTGTAAATTCTGTGTAAGTGTTAGAAAGATCTTCAGATCCAACATTAGGAGTAGAATCTCCACCAACATTTCCACCATTAACTGCAGCATCAGCTCTATCACCAAGTTTCACTGTATCCATAACTGTGGTCGTATCACCTTCCTCAGGAGGTGTAAGATCTGTAGACTGAATATCTTTACTAAAATTCATCTTAGATGCTTGATCAGCAACACTAGTATATTCATTAACAACTTTGTCAATCTCTCCTTCTTTAGGAGCACCCTTCTTCGTAGATTTTCCACTAAAAATCAAATCATATATGGCACCACCCAGTGCATCACCACCCATACCTCCAAGCCAACCACCAAGAGCAGTTCCAACAATAGGAATTGGAATTAATGTTCCTATAAGACCACCTAACCATAATCCTAAACCAGCACCAATTGCTTTAAATGCTGCTTTTCCTATGGGTTCTTTAAATACAAAAACATTTAGAGCAAAGTCAATTAATGCTCCGATAAGTGGAATCTTCTTTACAACAGGACTAATAAATTTCTTTGCAAATTTTAAAAGTGTTTTAGTACCACCTTTACCAAGAAGACCCGTTACTCCCTTTCTTGCTAAATTTGTTACTGCACTTCTTGCAAATTTTCCACCTAAACCTTTAACTGCATCCTTACCAAATCTTTGTTGAGCCTTTTCAAGTCCATGTCTTCGTATATATCTCCTCATCGTTTTGTTCATCTTGAGTTTTGCCTTTTTAGACAGTCCACCAAGAGGAGGTGTCTTTTTCGGCATTAAAGCTCTCATCGCTTTACTAATTAATAACTGAGGACCGAATACCATCCCAAGAAATCCAGGAACTATGAGTTTAGAACCATGCTTTTCTAAGAAATTAAAGAATGATTGTACTTTTCCTTTATTATTACTCATCCATTTAAGTGCTTTATTAGCAAGCCATCCCTTTGCTAATGTACCAAAGAAACCAAATATTTTACTAAAAATACCTTGTACAGGTTTAGTGACCTTATCAAATGCCTTTCCTACAGTATTACTAAATTTCTTTACAGATTCTACCGAAGACTCTGCTTCAGTTCTTCTACTCGAATCAGTTCCCGCCCTCATCGATGCTATTTCTGATTTCTCTTGAGATATCCTATTTGCAAAATCAAGTGACAATGCATCACCAATATCCTTTAATATTGAATTTACTTCTGCTAATGATTGATCATTCTTCCTTATCTGAAGAATTCTTTTAATAGTACTGATCTTTTTCTCATTATTAGCAACTCTTTTCTCTAAATTATTATCCTGTGCAGAATCAGAATCATTTTCCCTCACTGCCAAATCAAGACTATCTGCAATATCAGGTTCCTTAGAAGCAAAAGGACTAGAACCTGCACCTATTTTTGCTCCTGATTTTTGAATTGGAGCAAGAGCACTTGAACTTGCATTTATTTTTCTCTTAGATGCTCTAAATGCTGCTATTCTTTCACCACTAGATAAGTATTCACCACTAGCAGTAGTTCCAGAACTCCATATAGGTTCCTTACCTATTTTCTGAGGTCTGGGTTTACCAATACTAGAAGCAACATTACGCATTCCAGCCCTAGCAGTACCTTTTAGAGCACTTCTACCAACATTTACCATAGCACCTTTTGTTCCCGACTTTACAATCGATGATGATGCTACTCTAACTAGTGCTCCCCATGCCATCTTATTTTAAATTCCTCCTTTTTGCTGATGTTTTAAGTTTTCTTCTTCAATATATTGCTGTAGAAGTGAGACATAAATTTCCCTTTCCCAAGGTATCATGTTTTCTAACTCCGTTAAGCTATATTTATGATGTTGCATGAGGGCAAAATTTGTCCGATAAAAATTCTCTAGACTCTCATGAGCTAGAGCTAACTGAAAAAAGATGCTAATCCCTCCAATACAACTGTACTTTCTACTTTTGTCTCAGGATTGGTCACTTTAATATTATGAGTCAATTTTGGCATAGTAGAAAAAAAGTTTTCTACTTCCTTAAATTGCTTAGAGTTCATAGATTCGACAAAATCTTTCAATTCCTTTTTTGTACATTCAGAAGCTTCCCATGCTTCATCTTGGTTATATACTTGTCCTATACAAGTCATAATAACCTCTAAGGATTGATCAACCTGACTCTGATCAGTATTAGTATCAAAATTAGTCTCAATAAATTGACTAAGAGAAGGGTAATTCATCTGAATAGATAAATTATCATCTAATTTAATAATATTAGTGTGTTCTGGATCCCTTTGAATCTTGATAGAATCAATGTCAATTTCCATTTGAACCTGTGTTTTTCCATCATCTGGACAGGTTACATTGACTTCGACAGTCTCACCAACAGATTTTGCACGAACATTTAAAAACAAATATTCTATGTCAAAAGTTGCTAGTTTATCAATTTTAATGCCTCTACTTAAAATGCAAGTACTAAGAACATCTTTGATTGCAGTAGTAATTTGCTTTGTATCCTCAGATTCCAATGCCATGATTAGAATCTTTTCTTCCCGAACTAAAAAAGGTCTATATTTAACTTTTTTACCACTAGAAGGTAATACCAACTCATAAGTAGGTGCAGAAATTTTTGGTAATGGCATAATAAATTATAACAATTCGTATAGTATATATGGAGCTTTATTTGACAATATAACGGTCATATGCAAATTGAACCGTGACCTTTGTTAAATCAGCACTTCCATACTGAACAGGTATGGATGTCATACCCTTAGGAAATGCATTTATAAATTCATAGGTTAAACTTGTAGCAGCAGATGCGTTAGGAGCATGACCATAACTTTTTTCAAATTTAGAAATTTGCAGTACACCACATTTATATCCAACCTTTCCACCATTCATCGGATAATTAAACCTTCTGTAATAATTTTGATTTTTAATACCACCTGTACTATTATCAACTCCAGAAATATAATCCATCCAACCCTCAAAGAATTTTAATGTATTATAATTTTGATCGACATAGAAAGTAAAATCACTGTCTATGTATATTCTTGTATGTGCAAACTGTTGATTAATCCCATGAAAATTATCTTTTACTTCTGATGTAGCAAATGAACTCGTCGGCAAAGTTGCTTCAGAACACATTATTCCAACATCCCTACCTGAAGCATAATTATTAGGAATATTATAAGCTCTACCCAAATATCCTGCTAAATCTCCAGTAATTCCAGATATGTTGACTTGATATTGGTTATTCAAAGACAACTTACTAATGTCCATTTTAGTAAGTGTACTCATCTTAAAATTTTGAATAAGACCTGCCACTCTAAATACCTTATATTAATATTATATTATAAAGTATTTAGATGTCTTATAAAGGAAGATATCAACCGAATAATCCATTAAAGTATAAAGGTAACTTTCGGAATATCATTTACCGTTCTCTATGGGAACTCAAATTCATGAAATATTGTGATAGTAATCCCAATATTTTAGAATGGGGAAGTGAGGAGTTTTGTCTGCCATATAGATCTCCATTAGACAATAAGATTCATAGATACTTTCCAGATTTCTATATTAAAGTGAAAGAAAATACAGGACACATAAAAAAATATATTATCGAAGTAAAACCAAAAAGACAATGTATGGAACCCAAACCACAAAAAAAGAAAACACGAACATATATTTACGAAGTTCGTGAATATGCAAAAAATCAAGCAAAATGGAAGGCAGCTGAAGAATATTGTCTTGATAGAGGATATGAATTTAAAGTGTTGACAGAAAAAGAATTAGGTATTGGAAGATGAGTAGAATAAGAACCGTAAGAGATAATTTAATTGGAACCGAAGATCCAGATGATTTAATGATAGAACTAATGGATGCACTTGGTAGTAGTGAATCGTCACGTCCAGATGTAGGAAAATATTATATTTTTGTATACGCACCCAAAACCCCCAATCTTCGTTATGATCAAAATCCACTAGTTGCGGTCACACAAATTTTTCCATGGGGATTTCGTGGTGTAAATTTTCATTGGAATGAGTATCGTCAATATACATGGGGTGAAGTCGTTGGCCAAATATATGAAGTCTTCTCTGAAGAACTAAATGATATTGATGGAATACCTTTCCAAAAATTTCGTCTAAATAACTAAATAAGAAATAATATCGTCTAGAATGGCAAATAGAGATCGCAAAGGAGCAGATGCTAGAGAAGGCTATAGGAACCAATCGTGGGATTTCTGGGGATGGGTACCTGACGATTGGAGTGGTAGCGATCATGATAAACTGGCTAAGGATGCAGTAACTGGTAAAACTATAAGTGTACATGAAGCAAAAGAACAAAAAAAGAATCTTAGTGAAATTACTAGAAGACCACCAAAGAAAGGAGCTGCCGAAGCACTACCAGGAGATCTAAGATATCCATATGGTCTCATTGATAGTACAATGGATTTCATCAGATTTACAGTCTGTAAATATAAAAGATCTAATAAAAATGACAAAGATAAATCAAGTAGTCTTGTTGCCAGAGATGATATAGACCTAAAAGGTACAGAGTTAGGAAGTATTCTTCTTCCCATACCAGCACAACTTAGTGATACAAATACTGCAAACTATGGTCCCAGTAATATGAACTTCATGCAAGAAGCAACAGTAAATGCTAGTATGGGTTTAGTAGCTCAAGAAGGAGGAACTGGAGTAGGAAAAGAAGTTAATAGAATGGTTGAAACATTGACTGGTAAAAAAGGAAAAGATGCAGTCACTAGTTTTATTACTGCACAAGCAGTTAATTCCATCGGTGGAAATCTAAGTCCTGGTCAAGTTTTAGCAAGAGGAACTGGTGCCGTCATAAATCCAAATATGGAATTATTATTCTCAGGTCCATCATTGAGAAATTTTTCATATTCATTTAAAATGACACCAAGATTTGAGAAAGAGGCACATAAGGTTAGAACTATTATTAAAGCATTTAAAAGAAATATGGCTCCGAAAGGTGCAGGTGGAGATTTCTTAAAAACACCTAATATATTCCAGATTGAATATCTATATCAAGGAAAAGCACATCCATATTTAAATAGAATTAAACTATGTGCTCTGACAAATGTGGCAACAAATTATACGGGAGATGGAACATATGCGACTTATGGTGATGGTTCTCCAATTTCCATACAATTAAGTCTTACATTCTCAGAACTCACACCAATATTTAATGAGGATTATCTTGCTTATGATGTCGATACAGATGGAGTAGGTTACTAAAATGGGATATTTCAGAGAACTACCAAACGTAGAATATCAATCTTTTCTATCAGATAGTCTTTCATCACAAAGTTATCTGACGGTTAAGAACTTATTCAGAAGAAACAAACTACGTGATGATTTACAAAATGTCTTCACAATCTTCGATAAGTATGAAATTGTAGAAGGTGCAAGACCTGATACTGTGGCAGAAGAATATTATGGTGACTCAGAATTAGATTGGGTTGTTTTAATTACTGCTGGTATTATTAATGTAAGAGATGAATGGCCTCTTTCAAATAGAGAATTATATAATTATGCACATGAAATTCATGGTAATAATTTAAATTCTGTAAGATATTACAGAACAACAGAAGTTAAAGACGCTGAAGGAAGATTAATACTTCCTGCGGGTAAAGTGGTTGATGGTAATTTTACAATACCAAAACCAGATACTTCCAACGAAGAAACAGCAACTTTAAATCCAGTGATCGGTGTCACTAACTGGGAATATGAAGTTCTAAAAAATAACAAAAAATCATCAATATATCTACTTAAAATAAATTATTTACAACAATTCTTAAATGATATGAGAGATATTATGGTATATCAAAAATCTTCTGAAAGGATTAATGATAGATTAATACGAACGGAAAATACAAGAGTTTCTATGCCAGTATAAAAAAAGGGGGTCGTGAGACCCCCTTTCTTGTGTTATTCTGCAGCTAATTGCTGAAAGTATGATAGTGCATCATCTTCATCATCAGTGCTAGAACTAGGTGTAGAAACAGCAGCAGTAACTAATTGTTCTGCAGAACCACGTTCTTCTTCATCTGCTACTTCAGGATCTTGACGTACTTGTGCTTTATTGCCAAGAACATAACCAAGACGCTTCTTCAGTTCATCATAAGATTTAAACTGATCTGCAGCAACAAACTCTTGAAGAGAATTTTCTTTCTTCCAGAGTCCTTCGAGTGCATCATCGTCATCTAATAGAGGACTTTGAGCAGCAAACTCAGAAGAGTCATAGTTTCTGTAACCAGCAACGTTCTTTGCTTTTAACTTAAAG